CAAACTATCAAACGTATCGGCTTTGCTTGCAAATGGGCAGAGATTAATAAAAAAGGTGAGATTGCTAGTGCAGAAGGTCTTAACACCGGTGGCACTACAATGGCATGGGCTAGACGCAACAACTCAACTGTTGTTGAAGAAAAAATATTGGATGTAGCAAAACGAAACATCGACAATACCCATAATCTCATTAAGAAGGTAGCAAGTCTGCCCGAATCATTGCGTATGCTACGGTTAACCAGCGACATGCTAAGTTTCTATACGCATGAGGATTATCATTACTTCTGGAAATCACAAAACACACAAGACCTACTTGCAAAGTGGTTTGCACCATTAGGTGATACTGCACGTGCTAATAACGTCAGGATAAGTTTTCACCCAGACCAGTTTGTTGTATTAGCAAGCGACCGTGAAGAAGTAGTAAATAAGAGTATAGAAGAATTTGAATATCATGTTGACATGGCTCGTTGGATGGGCTATGGTAAGACATTTCAGGATATCAAAATCAACGTACACATTTCTGGTCGTAAGGGTCCTCAGGGTATCAGAGATGTGTATAATAGGTTATCACCTGAGGCAAGAAACACACTTACATTAGAAAACGAGGAATACACACATGGACTCACTGACTGCCTTTCATTATCTGATATTGTCCCAACTGTTCTTGACATTCATCACCATTGGATTAGAGAAGGCGAATATATTAGCCCCGATTCGGACAGGGTTAAAAGCGTTATTGATAGTTGGAGGGGTATCCGTCCTACTCTACATTATTCCGTCAGTCGGGAAGATGTACTTGGAGAACATGACCGATTTATCGCACCCAATCATGGTGCGCTAATTGAATCTGGCTACAGTAAGCAGAAACTACGTGCCCATAGTGACTACTATTGGAATGATGCAGTAAACGATTGGGCATTGACATTCCTTGATAATTTTGATATAATGTGCGAAAGCAAAGCTAAGAATTTGGCTAGCTTTAAATTATACGAGAGAGCAAAACAAAATGGGATTATTTGATAGATTTAAAAAGAAGCCAGTAGAGCAGGTTGTAGAACCCGTAAAGGTTGTAGAGCCTGTTAAGGAAAAGAAACCACGCAAGCCTAAAGTAAAGAAACCTGCTGTAGAATTAACTGCTAAAGAAAAAGCTACAAAAGCAGGTGAACCTTATATCAATATTTTAAGTTTAGATATTGATCCCAAAGACATAAACAGTGGCGCATTTGAACTTGATTGGAATGAGTATTTTGTAGCTAAACTTGCAAAGGCTGGTTACATGATGAGCAAAGACGATAAAGATAGTGACATTGTTGATAGATGGTTCCAGCAAGTTTGTCGCAATGTAGTTTTAGAAATGTATGAGCAGGTACAAGCGGATCCGATGAATAGAGATATTCGTCCTATCCAATCACGTGATATAGGTAATGGTAGAACTGAGGTAAGTTGATGACAACTCTTAAATATTTGAAATGTTCTATGCCACAATGTAACAATACAGTGGGTCAACATAGCAAGAAGAATAATAAGAATAAACAAGTTTGTTCGGCACATAGAACATATCGTAAACATGAAGTTGATAAGTGGAAATTGGATCAAGGGTGTGCCAACAAGGATGGTAGATACATGTTTCCTTGCATGGCAAAAGGATTCATACATTCTTCTCAATTAGATATCAATCACATTGATGGTAACAACTCTAATAGAGATCCAAAAAATATTGAATGTTTGTGCAGATTATGTCATCCTGTAGTCACATTGAATAATGACCATCACTTGACTCCTACTGAAAGTAGACGGGCAAAACTAGCAGAAACTAATATCTTTGATTGGGGTTGACCCATTTCACTAGACATAAATGCAAAATAGTCGTATAATATACGCATATTATCAACATATATACATGCCCATATGAAATACGCACTCATAGACACCGCAAATACATTCTTCCGTGCCCGTCATGTCGCAAGTCGCAACAGTGATACTTGGGAGAAAATAGGAATGGCACTACATTTGACACTTGCTAGTGTCAATCAAATAGTTCGCCGACATGGTATTGACCATGTTGTATTTTGTTTGGAGGGGCGAAGCTGGCGTAAGGACGTTTATGGTCCTTACAAAAAGAATCGTGTGGTTGATGCAATGTCAGTCACAGAGGCAGAAAAAGAAGAAAACGAAATGTTTTGGGACACGTATGAAAAATTCACTACGTATCTTAAAGAGAAGACCAACGTCAGCGTACTTAGGCATGAACGTGCAGAGGCTGATGATTTAATTGCACGGTTTATTAACTTACATCCAAATGATACGCATTATATTATTAGCACTGATTCCGATTATGTTCAGCTTATTACTGATAAAGTGTTCCAGTACAATGGAGTCACAAATGAACTCATTACCCTCGAAGGATACTTCAAAGATAATGGGAAGCAAGTACTAGACAAAGAGAAGAAGCCTAAACTGTTAGAAGATCCTGAGTACTTACTGTTTAAGAAAATTATCCGCGGTGACGCAGGCGACAATGTATTCACTGCGTATCCCCGTGCCCCTGAGAAAGGTAGTAAGAATCGTGTAGGCATTCGTGAGGCATACGAGGATCGTAATGCACAGGGCTTTCGGTGGAACACGTTCATGTTACAACGTTGGACAGACCACAATGGTGTTGAACAACGTGTACGTGATTGCTATCAGCGTAATAAAATGTTGATTGATTTGACTGCACAACCCGAAGATATCAAACAAGTAGTTGATGAATCAATTCGTACAGGTGTACGTACAAACACAACACCTCAAGTAGGTATTCATTTGATGAAATTTTGCGGTAAGTATGAACTCACTAAGATTAGCGAACAGGCTGAGGCCTATGCTAAGTGGCTTAATAGTCCGTATAAAGGTGAATTGCATGTTTAAGATAACCGATCCAAAACACAAAATTAAAACTCTTAAGCCGGGTGATAATAATTGGTTTATTGATAGCGACTTCACTCGCACACCTAGAGCAGGCTTTGAAATTTCAGTTAGTTGTCCGCGAGATTACAGAATGGTATTGTCCGAATGTATTGACAGGGGCTGGATAAAACCTGTAGCATATATGAAAGAAACTGACTATGTTTGGGAAACTCTAGGAGGTACGGCATGAATGATAAAGATAATATTAGAATCAACTTAGCAGGCATTGAGATGCTAGATGAACAAATGTTGGGTATGTTAATTGATAGTTTAGTTGAGGTTTATCAAAGCAAGTTTGGATTAGATATTTCACTTGACGAACCAGAGAAACCCGTGTATGATGCAGAGAATGTAGACTTTGCAAAAGATTACTTGAAAAAATTTAGATTACAATGAGTGAAAAAACAATTTTCTATAAGAAAGAAGGTCGTAGATACGTACCCGTGTACGAGTACGACCAAACACTTATGGATAGTTTTCCTGAAGGTAGTCACCTTGTAATATGCTATCCCGGTGGACAATCTAGACGTTTCAATATTAACCCTGCATATGCTCCCATGATTGCGGCAGGTCGTGTAGCAGAAGATGCGATTAGTGACGTAATTAGAAAAGCAACTGACTTGCGTCCTGCTAGTAAAGAAACAAAATTAACCGACGAACAATTGCGTTGCTGGAAAAAATTGAACAAAGCGTTCGGTGAAGAGACCCATGCACTACAATGGCCAAGCGCACGTGAAGCAAGCGAGGAAGCAGTTAAAGCAATGCAAATGGAAGCAGAAAAACTATTAACTGTACCAGCAGTTAGAAAAGCCTACGAACACTTCTTGTTTGTAGCAGAATTAACAAAGGATAACAAAAATGAATCTAGTAGCTAAACCTATTATCAAAGGTGAATATTGGGTAGTCACCGATGGTGACAAAAAAGTAGGTAACGTAATTCAAGAGGGTAGTAATTATCAAGTCAAACTTAATAATACAGTAGAAACATATGATAGTACTAAATCCATTGAGAAGATAAAAAAGATTGAATTTGAGAAAACTAAGAAAGTTAAAACAGAGTTAAAAAATCCTCCCTTCGCAGTCTATCCTACAGAATCGAATAGAATCTACAATAGTTTTTATGATGTGAAACGTAAATTACATATATTCACAAAAGGTGCAAAAAGCAAGTGTTATTTTGTCGCAGGATGGTTCGGTGTCAAACAAACTGATACTTTCACTAAAATTTTCTGCCCTAAGTACATTTTTATTCAACGTTATGAGTATATTGGTCCTTTTAAGTCTGAGGAAGAACTGAATAATAGCATAAATATACTATGAGCCATATAAAAAAATTCATTGATAAGGTGGCAAACGCTGAGGGTAGACAAACCCGAGAAGTTTTACTACCTATATCAGATGCAAAGGAATTACGTGATGAGGTCATGAAACTTCTTTTGGATCAGCGTGAAAAGGGTAACAATAGTAATGAACCTATTACTGTTGTTATGAATGGCGGAAAATGGTAAATAATGAGCAGAACACAGCCAAAAGTTATATTAGAACTAGTTGACAAAGACACATATAAATGCGACCAAATTGTAGAGGCTGCAGGTATCTGGGCTGTGTTTTATGACGGGCAACCTATCAATCTAAAAAGTCAACATGCATATGATAGTGAAACTGTACCTAAGTACAAAAAGACAAGTTTCAGTAATCCCGGACATGCGAGAAATCTTTGCCGTAAATTGAATACACAATTCAAAACAGATAAATTTAGTGTAGTGTTTATGAACAACGGCACACAAGTTTATCCTGATGAGTAATCTATCATACAAAGAACTAGTAACCAAAACTGTTTTAGAGCAGACAGAAAATAGTCATTGGTCATATGAAGATGCATTAAAGAGATGGTGGATTAATCCTAGACGAGACGGCGGATTAAGACTAACCCAAATGGGAGATTTAGAATTCAGGTTTGCACAAATCGAATACTATACCCATGATTTCAAAGCTAAAATCACAAAAAGCTATCATTCCTTCATGTTAGAACTTGACAGGAAAATCAAATGCCCCTACTATATTGATGTAAATAAAAGTGACAAATCTAATACACCTTACATACGATTATATGATAGTAGGATATCAATGATGCTAAATTTGTACGGTGATATAGATTCATATTTAAATTCAATAAGGAAAAAATAATGTCAGAAGAAAAGAAAAGTAGTAACCCATTTATCAATATGGCCAATGATGCTAAAAAGGCAAACAACATTGCAAAGCAGTATGGTAAAGCACCTAAACAACAGGGACCAAAAGCCAATACAAAAGGTTTTGGGGGTGCTAGTGTAGTAAGACGTAGTGGTCGTGGTGGTTAATGTCAACGATATTGTTGGCTAACACGTTATATATGTAACAGATAAATTCTGTTAAACAACCTTAAAGGAAACACAATGAAATTAGTATTCGCATTAATCGCAAGTTTAGGTCTAGCTACTGCATTTGCCGCAGAGCCAGCAAAGAAAGAAGAAGCAAAATCAGCCGCAACCGCTCCGGCAGCTCCTGCAAAAACAGAAGCACCAAGTGGTGAAATGAAGTTAGCTAAGAAGAAGGCTGACAAGGACGCAGAAGCAAAGGCTAAGAAAGAAGCTACTAAAAGTTCTGCCAAGGACGCACCGAAGACTGATAAACCAGCAACTAAATGATATTGATGACGAAGATAGTGGCCCTGCAGGCCCTGATGAACTAAACATACATCGGGCTTATAGTCGTCCTAAAATCGTATATGATGACGATGAAGAATTGTCAGAATATGTACAAATCAGATTATTAATTGCTAGACTAAAAGCTATGGAAAAGTACCGAAAGGTAACTAACCAGGCATAAATAATAATGCAGTTATGGGTTCTGTATAAAAACCCTATTTTAAACACATACACATAGGAGAAAAACATGTTTAATACAATCACAAATACCGCCATTGACACAGTTCAAACAGGCAAAAAGCAAATCGTTAGCACATTCGTAAAACACGAAACTCTTGCTGACACAATCAACAAATTCGTAGATGCAGAAACAGTATACACTAAGGCATTGGTTGATAATACTGTTAATACATTTACTGGATTCTATACATTATTTACCAGCAAGGATTTTGCTAAAGAAGTAACTGAGACATTCACACCTTCTTTTACAACAAAAGCCGCTAGCAAAAAGGCAAAATAATATGAAAAAAATCTTTTTAAGTATACTAGAAGCAATTGATGATATTAAAAAACATAGGACTAGTTCTGGTTTAAAAGGCAGATAATGACTCTGGTCTACATTCATGGGGCTAGTGCTACAGGAGAAAGTTTCAACTATATTAGAAAACACATAGGTGGTAAAGATATAGTAGTCAACTATGACAGTCGCAATGGTTTTGAAAACAACTTAAAAATCATGCAAGAGCAACTAGCACCTATGAATGATATATTTTTTATAGGTCATAGTCTAGGTGGAATATATTCATTACATTTAGCCAATCTATTGCCTAAACAAACATTAGGTGCAGTAACACTCAGTACTCCTTATGGTGGTGCTGAGGTTGCTGATTATGTTCAATATTTTTTACCATTCAGTAGATTGATGAGAGATATTGGTCCTAGTAGTTGGGTAATGAAACAGGCTAATAAAATAAAAATACAGCACCCATGGACTAATGTAGTTACTGTAAGGGGACAAAGTCCTTTTATGATAGAACCAAATGATGGTGTAGTAACAATCACTAGTCAAAAACATCATAGTGATATGGAACTAATTGAAATAGAATACAACCATTATGAAGTAGTTCTTAACGAAAAGGTGATTAACATCATTAAAGATAGAATTAAGAACTCCCAAAAGAATTGATTGTGTAACATAGCAATGTTATACTTCAATCGTGTTCATAGGGAACACAATAGACATACACACATTAAAGGAGAAAAATATGTCAGAATTTACACCAAAACTTCCAGAAGTTAAATTTAATAAGAACGGCTACGAGATTCGTACTGATATCTTAGATATGGCAAAGGGCCTAGTTAGCGAAGAATTCCATGTTAAATTTCAAGGCTGGGAAATGACTGCTGAACGTGACCAAAAGACTAATCAGATTGTTAGCAAAGTTAACATGCCTGAGTATCCAGGACTTGACAAGGTTCTTGAAACTGCTGAAAAGATGTACGCATTTGTAAATCAAAGTACACAAACTAAGAAGTAATACTTTTAGTTTCGAAAAACCCTGCTAGTCAGGGTTTTTTTACGGCTTGACAATAAATCGTTTTGGGTATATAATACTTGTATTGATTGATTAAAGGAGCTTGCAAATGATTAACGTTAAAACACCCCTGAGTACTGATGGTTCTGGTTATTGGTCTAATGTCGCTAAGACAGTACTTGTGACTGGATTAGAACTTTCGTATGTAAATGACGAAGGCAATTTCGGTGAACTCCGTGTATACTTTGATACTAACACTTGGAATGTTGACACTGACGGTCTTATCTATACTGACAAACAATTCATTAATGATTTAAAAGTATTACTTAATCGCATAGAATTAGATACTGATGTTTCTTATAGTGAGCAAGGTATGCAAGGTGATACTTTTGTTAGCTTGGATGTTGGTCCTGAATTCATTAAATCTTTCAAAATGGCTTGACAATAAATCGTTTTGGGTATATAATACTTGTATTGATTGATTAAAGGAGTTGAAATGTCTGCACTAGTTGAATACACATTGGAACTGTACAAATCTGACAAGCGTACCAAAGAAGGTCGCCGTCTGTATGCAAAACAAGATTTTGCCCCTTCTACTAAGGATTACATCAACACCGTTGCTGATGCAAAGCGTAAGTTGGGTTTTGTTGTTGAAGTGTTTGAGACCTATGTCACAGAAAAAAACTTGATGACAGGTAAGACATTCAAGGAACGTTACGATACACCGTATTTCTGTTCACCCTCTAGCGAATCATTTTGGAGCATGTAATGCCTAAATATCAAAAACCCCTACTCAATTATAATGCTGATGATGTTTGGGCGGCTACTTGTTTTGCCCAACGCACTAATGGTACCTATATTAAAAATACAGAAGAATGGAAAGACCAAGCAGTAGATACCAATCGTCAACTAATAGAAAAGGTAATGGCAGGACAATATACTGTATCCGACGAGGATCGTGAACAGGCTAAAAAGGTTCGCAAGTATTATCAAGCACTTACCTTCAAAATCCTTAAAGGAATTAAATTGAGTGAGTTTGATAACACGGCAATGCTTATTAGTAATCGTGATATCATTAATGATAATTATGATGTAGCAGTTATAGCAAGTTTGCCTAGTTGTTATGAGCGTGGTGTCAAACGTGATGGTGTTGACCAACGAGTTAAATTTGCT